AGGTTTAAGGATACCATTGTCCCAGACCCAGTCAACACCTTCCATAATACCATTAACGAATGCTTCGGGAGCAGACGGATCCTGTACTATATCAACAGTTGCTAACATGAAATCTTTACCGACACTCATGACACCATTTTTCTTCTCAAGACTACCCATACCACGACTTGATACACCAAGTTTAACACCACCTTCAAGTAGACCTTCAACGATCTTACCCATAGGAGTTTGTAAAATTGATGCCTTTCCAATAACATCACTGCCTTCAAAACGAAGTTCAGTAATCTTATGTGAAACTTTATCCAAGTTAATACCTGGTCCGTCAGGGTGATTTAATTCACCAACTGCGCGACCAGTAGAAACTTGCTCTTTAACATATCTATTTACAGCACTTTCTAAAATGCTTTTTTCATAGATACGTCCATTTCTATTCTTTTTATCGGCTTGCATGAATACGCCTTCTATAACATATTCCTTTTTACCGTCTTTCTTTGCTTCAGTAATAACCTGTAGGTTACTATCATGATACTCAGATATTAACTTCATTGATCGAGTTCCTCGCCCATAAGTTTGATAAAGTCATTTGCATTCTTTTCGGCATCATTAGCGTTCTTAAAAGAATCGTCAAGTTTATCACCATTAATATATACAGCAAACTTATTACCTTTTTGTGTAATAACAACATCAACCTTTTTGCCTTTACCAGTTTTCATGGCTTTTACTTGCTTTTCACCAGAACCTAGTTTGACTTTTTCTCGGAGCTCAATAAATGTTAGCATATTACTCTTCTTCTGTTTGTTTAGGTTGACCTAATGAAGATGCAATTTCAATCTTCTTTGCATCTAATGCAGCAGTAAGTTTTTGACTCATAAGAGTATCAAAATCTTTCTTTGCGTTAACGTTATCACCTTGTTGAATGTTATCAATTAATTCTACTACGTCCATAATATCCTCTTGTGTATTATATATTTATAAAAAAATAAATCTCTACTGCTATTCGTCTTCGTCTTCTTCAGCATTTGGACCACCACCTTCATCAGCGATTTCCTTCTGCATTTGTAATGTTTCTTCTTCGGTTTGTCGAAGAATATTTTTAAGTACCCATTGATGAGATACATACTTACCAATATAGTCTTCTATATCTCTCATCATACCAAATCGTTGTTGAATCATTTCAGTTTCTTTTAACTCTGAAAAGTAGTTATCTTCAATATAATCAAAGTTAATATCTTCTTTCCAATCATCCCAATCTTGAGATGTGATAATGCCTTTTAAGATTAATTGAGTTTTAAGCAATTGCATGAATATATCAGAGAATCGCATTCTTAGTTTATCAATAAACTTTTTAAACTTAACTTCTTCACGACTAATTTCAGTTGCTCTACCTAAAGAAAATCCTGAATCTTGTTCCAAACGACCTAAAGGTACATTTAATGATTTAAATAATTTCTTTTGGAAATATAATATATCATCAATCTGACCAAGGTTTTCTCCGCCAGGTAATGTTGTAATCTCCGTGCCCTTACCACCTTCTCTTCGTGGTAAAAAGAAATCTTCCAACATTGACATATGTTTCTTATCGTCTTTGATATTACCAGTACTTGCATCATATACAAGTTTGTTTCTATATTGATTCATAATACCTTTTAAGTATTCTTCAGCTTTACCTTTTGGAAGGTTACCCACATCAATATAAAAGATTCTTCGTTCTGGAGCTCGTGATATACGATAAATTACCAACGAGTCTTCCATCATACGAAGCTGATTAACTGGTTTAACTGCTTTCTGTAGGTATGATAAAATCCTTTTGCGTGATGGATCTAACATACCCGAAGTGCAATATGCAATCGAATCTTTATGAATCTTTAAAGCTTCTTGCTTACCAGTAGCATCTGCTTGTCCAGAAGGATCACTGTACAAAAAGAATTCTTTTGATTTCTTAATTAGTACTGCACCAGTTTTAGTATCCTGTTCTTCATGTACTTCTTTTACTTTTCGAAGCATGATTGGATCAATATACCTTAGATCTAAAATACCTTTCTTAGGACTCTTTGTATCAATTACAATATGATATGGCAATCGTCCATCAATATACCATTTTTTAAATATATCATGACCATGCTGACTAAAGTTTAGCATAGATAATATATTATCGAATTCTTCTCTGATTGTATCTTTAATAGCATCAGAGGTATCTACTTTGTCTAATAAAACATTAACAGGAGATGAATCATAATCTCCAATAATTGCATCATTGACAATATCTTCAATGGCAGAATCGCATTCTGGATGCGATGCAACGTCACGATACTTAAGTATTAAGTCCGCTTCATTCTTTGCATTATTGCCATCAAGATCAACGTATGAACCAAAGTGTCCACCAGCCTTTATGACACCTGCACCATCTGATTCTGTATCAGGTACAAATGTTTTAACTGAAGGATTTTCAGTCGTTTGCTTATCGCTTTTTCTTTTTATTTCAAAGCCAAATAGTTCAGCCATGTTTTATCCTCATCATAGTAAACATGAGAGGGAATATCCCCCTCACATTACTATTTATATACCAATTAAGAAGTAGTATCTGAGTGCCAAGATTGTACTTGAAGCTCGACAGTAAACTCCTCAATAGCATTTTCAGAGTCATAACTAAGATCAATAGCAGATACATTAGTTGGCCAAGTACCTCGAAAATCATACCGTTTTGCAACAGTACCATCTCTTCGTAATTGTTCAACAATCATATCGGCATAATAATCAACAGTATTATTAGTACCGCTATTATTTTCATGCTCGTTAATACCATTCATCCAACGTTCAAATGCATTTCTTACAACAAAATCTGCATCATTAATAATTGTAATGTTCCAAGGTTCAAATGTTCTATCACCAGCAATATGCAGCTGCCGACCACGAAAAGGAATCGTGATTGGAGCAATGATTGATGCTGGCAATTGAGCGCCCTTACATAAAAATGATGTAAGTTCTACGTCACCTTGAGCATAACCGGGAAAGTTACAAGTGACTTTGAACATATTAGCTCGAGCACCACCACCCGTTAGTTTTGACTTAAAGTCATCTACACCTAAAATAGCCATTGTTTATTTACTCCTATTTATTGACCAGCGATTTCAGAGAATTCAACCCCTGTTCTCGTAGCCACAAAGTTTAATGTTATAAAGTTAATCGAACGAGCCGGTTTAATATAGATATCAGCAACAAAGCTATTTGTATCAATTACCTGTCCACCATTATTCGTTTCATCACATACTACTAAAAAGTCAGTAATGCCACGTCGGCCTTTTACATCACGTAGGAATGGTTCTACCATATTACGGAAGTTAGCTCGTGTAAACTCATCATTGAATTCGAATAACATTGCTTCAGAAGCAGCTGCAATAGCTTGTTCTAATGTAATAAATAATCGTCGAACATTGATTCGATCGAATGCGCTTGGCTTAGCCAAACGTGTTTTATCACCATATAGCTGCAAACCAGATCCTGGAAGAGATACAATAGGATTAATTCTAGCTTGATATAAAGTATCGCGATCAGCTTTAACTGGATTATAAGCTAGTTTAGTAACACCTAAAATTTGTCCTCGGTTTTGACCTGCTGGAGAGAACCAAGAATCAGCTACACGATCAGTGTTAGCACAAAGACCTGCTAAATGACCAGATGCAGCAATGTATCGATATTCATCATTATACTTATCATAAACATATAAAGATGAAGAATCAGCAACAACATAAGAAGATGATGTTGCGACAGCTGTAGTATTAAAGTATGCAACCAAATCAGCAGCTGTAGTAGTTGCAGGCGTTTTGGTAATTGCACATGGAGGAGATATAAATCCGATGCAATCTTTTCGAGTTGTAGCAGTTGCAATAATCTGACCATTTACATCCGTGTCAGTTTTTTCAACGCCTTCAGCAGCGAATAAAAAGTTTATACTACTTGACAACGCATCACCAAATAAAGTTGATATTGCTGTCTTTGTTGCAGTATTAGCATATGTACCATCAGCACCATCTTTAAAATTTGTACTATGAATTGCAGTTTGAGCATTTACAGTATAATTGTCACCTGGTGCTGTAATAGATTGAACTTTACCTGCACTATCCGGAGTACGACTACTTGTAATATCACCTGTCCATATATATTCAGATCCGTTATCAACGACATCTTTAAAGAAGTTACTTGAGCCATCTTCCTTTTTAGCATCAGAAGCTTGGCTAACATATCCAAATGATTCTAATACAGTACCGGCTACGCCAGTGATTAGACCTAATCGATCGATAACAACAACGTGCATTTCATCAAGTGTTTTCCCTAGATTTTCAGCATATGCTGATGTTCCAGGAGCGCTATTAAATAAATCCTTGTATGCAGAAAAGGCTGCAGAGTTGTAAGGATCATTGGCTGCAGCGGCAACGCAAGTAATAACCTGTAAGCTATTTCCTAAACCGCCAGGATATCGAGCAAACCATGGTACAGTTGATGCAGCAATACCTGCTGCAGCTCCTTCGCTGTAATCTGAACGGTTTTTAATTAAGACTGCTTTATCATTAGCTGATGTTCCAGCAGCGTTCTTCTGGTCAGCATCAGCTTGTCTAATAACTTGTAAATTTGATGCATATTTTAAAAATCCTGCGGCTGGTAAAAACGTTGCTGCAGTGTTTGCGTCATCGGGTGCTCCAAAAATCTCAACTAGTTCTTTTTCGCTACGAACTGTCATGATTTGTTCTACAGGCCCCCACTTAAAGCGACCAGCTGTTCCACCTACACTCGTAGATGTTGTCACTCCAATCACGTTCGTTGCGTCGATTTCTTTTACCTCAACGCCAGGTGAAACTGAAAATGCCATTGTTATATCCTCTCAAAGGTTAAATAGTGTGTGTGCATCATACGGTATGTTCTCAATTACTATTATTTATAATAAATCTAATTTTGAACTATCCACCTTGTACCATCACCACCAACTTCAACTACAGGTTCATCATCTGCTGGATTACTTATAAATCCAAACGGTATTAAATCATCTTGTATTGCTTTTAACTGTTCTTGGTATAGCATATTCTTCATATCAATATCTGTTATACCATTAAATATATCTGTTGTAGCAAACCATGCAAACATGACTAGATTCATAACTAAGTCATCATGGTTACTACCCGATGCTTGAAATGAATTACCTCTTGCTTCAAAAGTACTCATTTCCATGATTGTATTTGCATCAACTATATGTAATTTTTTCTGTTCAATAAAATCCTTTAATGTGGAACAACCAATTCGTTTAACTCTCTTGGTCATTGTAGCACCAATTGCACCAGCTTTAATCGTTGACTCTACAAATAGATTTTCATATTCTAAATCATAATATAATCCATTACACACGACTGATCCTTGATCGTTTGATTCTATAATTACATATGCTTCGTTATACGTCATTGCATATTTGTATATAATATCAGGAAACAACAAAGCCGATAGGTTATTATCTCTAAATGTTGCAACCTGTTCAAATGGATTTGTTGATGTATCTATAATATTAAACGTTGAGTAATCTTGGCCTCTACCTTTAGCAACATCAACACACATAATATAGTTATGGTCATCTATCGGTCTTTTATAAACACATGTATTCTCTTGTGTATATATCGGATCTTGAGCCTTTTGAGCAAGTAAACATTCTGCTGATATGAGACTATTACCTCTCCCTTGAAATGTATTACCAAACTCTTGATCAAACTGTATTTGAGAAGTGTTAGCAATTGTTTGTTCTTTCCACTTCTTATCTCGCCCTGGAACATCCCACCAATCTACACGAAAAGGTTTAAACTCATTTGTTCCAGTAACAGCTCCTTCCCATAGCTTATGATATACATTACCAATACC